CAAGTTCAAGGTGGTAGCGGTAATGTAATGATAGGCTTGAGTGATATTAGAAACAGCGGAACAGCCAATACTACTATCACAATGAGCGGTAATGTTCATACAGCAGGTGATGTTCATGTAAACAATATTAGACCTAACACAGGCTCAAATGTTCACATAGATACAGTAAAACCTGTAACACAATATGGTGATTTTAAACTAAATGGCAATGTAGTAATAGACAAGGCAGAGTTTGCCAATAGTGGATCAGCAACTAATGCCATTACTGCTATTATATCGCATGGTAACCAAGGTGGTAGCACATCAGCAGATAGTATTGTTTTAACTACATCATTAGCAGATGGAACTGAAGTTGTTGTGAGTGGTATTACAGACAGTGGTGCTACCCAAGTAAACAATGGAACATATTATATAAAACAAGAAGGTAGTTTAGGATTTGGTGCGTTAGGTGTAGGTTTATATACTGATGTGCTGTTACAAAATCCAGTAAGATTGATGACAACAACTGTGTTTATATCACCGCCAAGTGGTTCACCAATAGCAACATACGCCGCAGGAACATTTTTAGATAATAAAGATGCTAACTTAGAAATAAAAGGGCATACAACAGCAAATACTGCCACTATAACAGGTTTATTAACTACAAATGATGTAACACTTAAATCATTCCAAGAAACTGTAGTAGCATTAGGTAATCAAAGTGGCGATATATCGAGCAGTTTAAATGTAGATAACGGCACAATATATAGTGTAACAGCAACAGGCGGCATAACCATAAACAGTTTAGGTAATGCTGTAGCAGGAACAAGTTTTACACTTATAATAACACAAGATGGTAGTGGTAGTCATACACTAACAGCAGGCAGTGACATAAAATGGGCGGGTGGACAGAAAACACTTAGCACGGCAGGTAATGCCATTGATGTTATAAGTTTCTTCTATGATGGCACAACATACTTCGCAAGTTTAGGCAGAGGATTTGTATAATGCCATTTGCGGCAAGGCAAGGATTTATCGCAGGTGCTTCGCAATGGGCAGAAACAAGTGGAGGTAACTCTACTTCAACTGTAACCATAGATGGAGCAAACTACACTATACATACTTTTGACAATGTCAACAGCACACAAACATTTACTGTTAATGAGCCGGGGATTATTAGAGTATTAGCAGTAGGTGGTGGCGGTAGTGGAGGTGATGACAGAGATATTATCACTAATCCTGCTGGTCGTAAAGGTGGTGGTGGAGGTGCCGGCGAATACCTCGACGAAACATTTTATACATGGGATCTAAACGGCGATTACACAGGCGGCACAATATCAATAACAGTAGGCAGAGGCGGAGAAGCAAGACAAAGTAGTGTTGATGCCCAAAATGGTTATGATACTGTAGTAGGCAGTTTAACTGTCAAAGGAGGCGGTGGTGGTGCTGGCCTACAAGGTGGTAGTGGTGGCGGAGGGATGGCGTATTCCAATAGAGTCACCACAGGTGCTACATCAAACATAAGTAACAGTAACGGAAAAGGAAACAGCGGCACAAATGCTGTAGTAAACAGCCTCGGTGGAGGTGGTGGTGGAGCAGGTGCGTCAGCCAGTGGTGGCAACGGCGGAGATGGTCTTCAATGGGTAGATGGTAACTACTATGCCGGCGGTGGCGGGGGTGGTGATAACCAATCTACATCAAGTGGTAGTGGCGGTAGTGGCGGCCAAGGTGGCGGAGGTTACGGCAGAGGCAACTTTGTAAACGGAACATCACAAAACGCCGGCGAAGGGCAAAGTGTCACAGGTAGCGGTGGCGGCGCAGGTTACAATGGCGGTAGCGGTGTTGTAAAAATATTAGTAAGAAGTTACGCATAAGGAGAAAAATATGCCAAAAAGAAGCAGAGGAACAGCGAAAGCAAATCCATATATGAAAAAGAAGAAGAAAAAGAAAGGTGGACGTAAAAGAGGTTGATTGGGCAGATTATTATGCTCGTATACAGAGTGTTTGCCCATGGAGTTACAAGGCTTTTATGAATGATAAAATATTAGTGTGGAAATCACCACATAAAACAATGAAAACTATCAGCGGCACTTTTGACAGCACAGATTACGAAGCATTTGTTTATGTTTTTAACAATGCTACACCTAAAGAACTTGATAAAAGAGTTACAGAGATGAACGCATACAGACCTAACAGTGAGTTTCTATGGAGTCATCCAAAAGCAGACAGCGGAGACGGTAACAGCACCGATGTGCCAGTTATAATACAACAAGACAAAAAGGTTTTAAATGACCTAAGAGAAAAACTATTCGGAGAACACAATGACGATTAACGCAGAACTATTACAGTATTTGACAGATAATCACAGTGGCCAACACTACTTTAACAGTATGTTTGACAAAATATGTGATGACACATTAAAAACAGAAGCAGATATAGAAAAAGCCATTACTGATTTTGAAGAATAAAATGAGTAGAATCACCACAAAACAAGTCCATGATGAACTTAAAACGTTTATTGATCACAACTGTAAAGAACACAAACAACTTCATGCTCGTGTAACAGAACTTGGCAAAGCAGTAAAAGAAAACAGAACATTTTTCACTGACAGATTAGACAGACTGGATAACAGAATATGGATGATAATGGCACTTACGTTTACCACATTTGTAACATTATTCGCAAGTCTAATGTTCACATAAATCCGCAAAAAACACAAAAACAGATAAATATATAATGTAACTGGTATAGTATGTTTTATCGAGCATACTTCACTAACAACTGACGATTGGTCTCCGACGATGAAAGAGAACCAGTTACAGCACATAAAGGAACTGACCAAAGTTCAAATAATGTGCCATTTTATTTACATGACACTTTAAGTGGCATAGTAGATTTTCCTAAAAAAAGTGAAAAGCACACTTCGGTGTGTTTTTTGCTGACTGCCCATTATAAAGTGATAAATCACTTATAATAGATAAATACTTACTGTAGCAAAACTCATTCCACTAAGTTATGCCTAATCACATACTTGGATCATAATGATAAAGTTGCCAAACGAGAATCCACTAATCAACCGGTTATAGATTCGTTCATAAAGTTTTGCTACACCCCTTTGCTGTTGGTAGAAGATCCTAATACTTAGTATTAACATCATAATGTAGCCATTAACTGCTAACAGCAAACTTTACCCATAAAAAAAGGCGCCTTGCGACGCCTAACGCAGAGAGGTTACGTTTATTCAAATACTGTTTTTAGTGGAACTAATGTTAAAGGATAATCTTTATAACATGGTGTTATAAGTTGACCCTCTTTAGCCATACCAAATGCTACAGCATTTTTATACATAGTAGATTCTAACCATTCATCTACTTTTTTCCATTTAGCAGTAGTATCACTTGCTACGGCGTCTTCTTTAAGTGTAAAATATTCCTTAGCCTGTTCATCAGTTACAGGTATATACTCATATACACTACTACTTAGATTATCAAACTCATATATGTCAAACTCACATACGTCTGCCTCTTCAGTTAAAGGTATAATACCTTTATTGATATTATTATCTTTACATAACTGATCAATATCGATCATAGGTTCTGTTGAAAAACCTCTTTCACTCCATTCCTCAGCAGTTAGATTTTGAGTCTCATTACTCGTAGAAACAAGAATCTCCTTTCCATTGATTTTTGAGACTTTACTGTCGTTTTCAAATGTTGCCATTTTATTTTCCTTTAAATATGTCTTTGCTTTATTGCTAAACATACAACTATTATACTACAGATCGCAAAACTGTCAACGGGCAAAAACTAAAAAAACTGTAACATTTGACGTCATTTGTATAAATACTTTTTGATTAAGGCATACATGGCATAACACAGAACCCTAAAACAAACAGAACATAAGACTTGTCCGTCGGATATAAGGACCATGGCAAAAGTAGTGATTTCGGTAACTACACATGAGAAACAAAACTACAAGCACACTCCTGCTCAATGTAGTAATGTAAGACATCTTTCTGTTATGTCGCAAACATACGCATACGCATAAACACTTATAATAGTTACACGAGATTATAAGGCACATTTATAATGTGTTGTTGATGTAGGTTGGAAAAGGTCAAAGTCCATTGCGTAGTATGTATAAAAATAAAATACCTATTGTTTGAACAGGCTGTGATACTCACATAATGAGACAGCAGGAAGACACTTCAATAGTGTTTTCTTGACTGAAATATCTACATAATAAGTTCTAATAAGGTTCGAGAGAACAAACAAACAAGCAACTACACGAGTGTTAACGAGTGTTTGCTGTTTGTTTTGTGTGAACGTAGTTCGCACATTAATAATAAGTATATGATACCACATAAAACACTATAATCCTGCTGTGGAGTGTAAATAGATACTGTAGGAGTAACTATGAGTAATGAAAAATACATACCCAGTATACCTCGTTTCAGCACAAGTGGTATAGCAGAGCAACATCAACATTGGGCAAGAAGTTTAACAGAACCTTTTAGCAGACAACAAAATGCCACATTAAAGTGGTTATTGGAAACAAAACCCATGGAACAACGTCCATATGTTATCATAGAAGACAAACGTGTATTATGTGGCACTAAACGTAAACTATACACCAAAACAGCCGCAGGATGGCGTATACAGAGTTTAAAAACAGTCAAATAGGATAAATATACAAGCATACAGTTTAAACTGATTACAGGAGACATCTATGTCAAATGAACATGAAAAACCCACAGACAACTTGACAGAATATGCCGAACAGCATAAGCCATATCAAGTTACTAAAATAAAATACGGCGAAAAAACAGTCACAGGCAGAATAGTAGGCAGAGCAAAAACAGTCATCCCCGAGCAAGAGTTCTATCAAATGGCATGCTTGTTCTCAACATGGAAAGACTTTAGCGAGTATTATTCAGTGCCGGAGAGCACACTCCGAGACAACTTTCGCGACTTATACACAAAAGCACGACAGAAAACGAAACAAAAACTACGTCAAAAAATGTTGGAAACAGCACTCAATGGTGACAGAGTCATGATGATTTGGCTCTCGAAGCAATGGCTGGACATGACTGATTCTCCAGTAAAAGGATCGGACAGTGACGTATTACCATGGAATGAGGAGACAACAAATGAAATGGAAGAATAAACAAGTGTATTACACTATAAAAGACAGATTCGAACTCAGTGAGCGTCATATGGCGTATTACTATGCTTTAGCAGGTGTTATAGCAGGTTTTGTTATAGGTATTATTGTATAATGCCAGTAGCACCAGCAAACGTGCGTCAAACAGCACGTAGAGCCTTAGAAGTTCGTAAGACACTACCCAAAAGCAAACAAGCCGGCACATCAGTCGGCTTAGCAAGAGCAAATCAGTTAGCAAAAGGTGAGAACCTATCACAGGAAACACTAAAACGCATTAAGAGTTTTATAGCAAGACACAAACCCAACTATCAAAAAGCAAGGTCACAAGGTAAGACTATCAAAGACGGTGGCGTTATATTAGCAATGGCATTGTGGGGATATCCGGGGATTAGCAGTTGGGTAGATAAGAACTTAAAGTCATAAAAGGAGGAAGGCGCCTAATGTCTACAAAAGCGCCTTCTTAATACAATGATCCGTTTTTGACTTCTCGAGTGGATCAAACTCTCATTAACAGACCTACACGGAAGAATGAGGCCCTTGGTCTATAACTTTTTAAGCAAACACTCCTTCGTTAACTATGCCCTCTTCTATTACTTCTTCGGCAATCCATTGTTTGCCATCTTCTTCTACTATAACTTTTGGATCAGTAATATAATAATCGATCTCCATATCGAAGTGAGCAAAACTATCTGCTTTCAGTTGCTCTATGTTGTCGCCTTTACTTACTGGATAGTATTGATCTTCTCTGTCTCCCCATCCTTTAACATTTAATATAAACATATTTTATCTCCTTTATTTAAAATATACATATAGTATACTATACTTTTAATCTGTGTCAACCTTAGATTATTGTAAAATATTTCATTTTGCGTCTAACTTTTGGGTTTGTCGCATTTTCATATCTTTGTATGTGTATAACATTTTCGGCTTCCATCTCCAATATCGCACACTTCACCCTACATAATGTAACCCCGGCGAGTTTATTTTGATATGTAAGCAACGCATGTAACTGCGGTTTACTATATTTCTTTTTGCGCCATCCATTTTTTTCTAATATATCGATAGTTGTGAGTATTTCTCTTTTTATATCGGATATAGATGCTCTATTTGCCTTATATTCTTCATTTGTCATTTTTTCCATATTTTATTAACTCCTTTATTTAAAATATACATATAGTATACTACATTTTTTATCTGCGTCAACCTCGCTATCGGTCAAAAAAAAGCACACTAAAGAGTGTGCTTTATAGTTATAGAATATGTTAAGCAACTTCTATATAGTTGATTTGCTCTTTCATTTCTGCTAAAGTATATACTCCGCCAAAACGAAACAAATCTTTTGTTATTTTAAGAGTAGGTTCTAATGCTAAAGCATTGTCTTT